ATGTAGTTTAACGGATTCTTTTTGTCATACTTTTTTCTTTCTTCAAACATCCATTCATAAATCTCACAGAAGATTTTATTTGGAATGTGTGCAGGGGCCCATTTGTTTCTAATTGCAAGGTTGGGATAGAAGGATGTAACATCAAAAGATTTAATTATAAAATCTTTATCTGATTTATAAACACCTTGTTTAGCACCATGAATTCCACCTAATGCAAAAGAAATATTTAATCCTCTATATGTTGTTTCATGTTTAAAAGAACCTTTTAAGTTTTCACCATCAAGTATTAATTTTTTAAATTTAATCAACGTGTCTTTTAAAGGTTTTGTTTTAAATGAAATATATGGAAGAATTATTTCATCCATTATAATTGTTTTCCTGTATGTTCTCATTTTACGTAGTTCATACTTTGGAACATTCATTTTTTCAGATAAAGTTTTTAAAAATATTTCTTTTGCTAGATTAGGTTCAGATGAATTGTAAAGATTCAAATCAAAGTGTTGTGATAACTTGCTTCTTAAAATAATTTCAGATTTATTTTTAAAGAACAATTCTCTAGTAGATAAACAGTCATTTATACAATAAGAAGTAAGACCAAGTATATCTCTTTCATTATGAAATTCAGTATGAGATTTACTCATGTCTTCTACATTGTGCCAGTCCATACTATATTGTAACCACTTTAGAGATGATCTTTTTGCAGGATTATCATAATTGTTTATAGCAAGTATGTCACATTCTTTAAAAGGATTATCTTTTTTACTAAAAATTGGAAACTCATGTGAGTTTGCTCTTCTAATTACATCTTGTGCAGTATCATAAATTACTTTGGCAATTTCAACTCCTGATTTATTTTTTGTATATAAACTTTGAGCTTTTCTTGAAATTTGATTATCAAATTTTAACCCATTAAAAGAAACCAAAAGGACATTATTTTTAGCAGCATTGTTTAAAAAATCTACATGATCTTTAATTTGATTTTTAAAACTACTTGTTTCAAAAATTATAATGTCTTTTGGATTTCTAATGTTTATAAACACTCCTAAAAAACAATTAGAAACTGTTTCATAATCATATACATATGCTTTTGCTAAATTCATTTTAACAAGGTGCTAATCCAAAAAATACATAACTTCCATTACTTTCTTTTGGGTTTGATTTATAATTTATTTTTGCAACCTGACTGCTTCCTGAATCTTTAGATAGTCTTCTTTCTATTCTAACAACAGTTGTGTTACCTGTCTTTTCAGTATGTTCTCTTGCTATTTTTACAGCTTCTGCTTTATTGTCAGATTCTTTTCCAATCCATGACTCACTTACTGTTGAAGGAATATAAACTAAATCCCACTTGCGAGTTCCTTTGAATACAGCATGCTCAACTACAGACTTAACTTTGTTTGTGTTGCCTACAGGTTGTTTATAACAAATACCCCATGCAGAATCTCCTTTTCCACCACCATCACAATTTCTGTTGATGTAATCTTCAAGTTTTAATTTACTTGCTTTCCATTCATTTGTTTTATCAACAACTCCATGCGAACAATTTATTTCACCTGAATAACCTTGTTGATGTCCGTATTCTTCATCAGCCCATTCAACACATTGCATGTAGGCTTCTCTCATTGTTTTAGCACGACCGTAATTGATGTAATTATTTGCTCCCATTATTTTATAACTTTAATATTAATTAATTTCTCTGCTAACTTTTGACTCTCCCAGTCTTGGGATTTCAACATTCCTTGTAATTTATTATATTCATTATTGTTAATCCAATCCTTTTTGTAAATCACATCAAGTAGATTTAATAACATTAATGAAACTTTTGCTTGAAGTTGTTCTTTATTTTGAATATACTCATATCCTTTGTTTACTTTGGACTGAATAAGTTTTTCATAAATCTGTTTTGCTTTTTGATATGATGTTGGCATTGGTGTTTTAGTACCTTCAACAAGATGATTTCCTCTTCTGCCATATTCGAAATCAACAGTCCATGTTTGATTATTTGGATCTGCTAATTCAAGTTTTACATTATATACTTTATCTGAACGGTTGTCACTGTACCACAGGTTGACAATGTTTATTACTGAATGAAATGCACTCATAAATTTATAAAATAAAAAAGTGCGAGATTCAAGTAGAACCTCGCACTTTCAAGATGTTATTTAATTATTTTTTCTTTGTGTAGTTTGCAATTTTAAAGCCATCGTTGTTAACAGCATATGCATTTACAAAGTCAATAATTTCTTTTTCTTCTGTAAGATAATATTCATAGAAAGTTTTAAGTTGTTTTCTTTCTTCCTTGTGAGTTTTACCATTAGCTCTTGCCTTTTTTGCAAGTGTTACATCACCATTGTCATCTATCTTTGTAAAGAAATGAAATGTATCCTTTTGGATCTTTGTGATAATTGCTAACTGTTTGTTTTGTGGCGTGTATACACACTCAACAAATGGACATGATTCTGTTCCAGCAATCAAGCTAAATGTTGGTTCTCCCATGTGTGATTGAGTAACAATCAGCATGTTTTTTCCTAGTTGGTCGGTCATAAATTTTATTTTTTACAAAGTTATTAAATTATTTGCAAATGCATAAGGCAATGTGAAATCCTTATTAGAAATGTGGTAGTCAACTTCTGTATTAATTAATTCAATTAACTTGTCTTCCCATTCAATAAGTGTTCCTTCTTTTACAGTGAATGGGTATACTAAATTGTTTCCATCAACTACAATGAAACTAACTTCAACAGTATAGTCAAATGCAGCACCGCTTCTTAATGATTTTGCTAACAAGCTGTATGCAGCACCTTGTGTCCAGTAACTGTATTTTTCAACAATGTTTTCAAAGTCTTTTAAACTTCCACTTGTAGTTTTTAAATCAGAAATGTAAATTCTTTTATTGATTTTATCAATTTTGATAATATCTAAAATTCCTTTTATTCCATATTTACAATCTATTTCTGAATCACTAAAAGATAAATTCAATTCAAGTTCAGTTCTTAATTCAGTTTCAGTACTTGTATCTTTTAATAAGAATTGAGTAAATGAATTTTCTAAAACCGCATTTGCTTTTTCTTGACACTTATCCCACATCTGACTGTCAACAATAACTTTATCTCTTGCATTAAACATGATTGAAAAATATTCAATTGCTGCAGGTGTAATAATCTTTTCAATTCTTTTTTCATCTCCTGTTTTCCAAGGTGCTTTCTTGTCATCAACAAGTGATTGGTGCAGATTAATTTCTTTTAAGTAAGCAACAATTTCTTCATTGTATTCTTCTAGTTCCGATGCATTCCTTTCTAATGAAAGCAAGTGATCAATACAAGATTTAATGCTTTCATTTGGAACTGTAATTCCAATGTTAACAAACTTATCTTGAACTGTTTCAGGCTCTAATACTAAAGCATGAATTAAACTACCTTCATCAAAGTGTTTAGCACTTTTCTTGTCTTTGTTACCTAACACATAGTATTCATAATACTTTGATGGTGTATCTAATAACATTTTTAAACTGCTTGGACTTAAATATAAAGCATTTAAGTTTTGATAGAAGTTGCTTTCATTAAGCAATTCATTTTCATTTAGTTGTTTCATTCTATTTTAATTTAAGATTAAATTTAAACACATCACTTGTTTCATTTCTAGGATTGTAATAATTGTCAGCTATATAAATTAACTCTTCATTTTTTAAAATTCTTCCAAGTATTCCTTCTGCTTCATGAATAATCTGATCAACATTTCTTACAATTGGAGGAAGTAATTTACAAGTATTTGATAATTGCCTTTTAATATCTTTACTATATGCAATTTTATTGTGAAGTAGTAGCAGGTTTATAACTGAATCAGTTAAGTTGCAATTATCAATAATACTTATAGCCATTTTTTTACTTTCAGCATCTGTAGATATAAGTTTATTCAGGGCTTTATATTTATCTGAATCAATTATTGTTTTATTAGTATATCTATATAAATTGTATATCCAAATAGGATATATGTCATTACTTGCAACAATACAACCTTTTGCTCTTTTAGTAATACTTTCTTTTAAAGTATCATTTAAAATTTCAAATTTAGTTGGAGATAGTTTACCTGCATCTCTTAAATAAACATAGCTACCACTTTTAATATTATTTTCTCCAAAATGATTATTAAATAAATTTAAAAGTTCTGTTTGAGTTTCTTCATCTTCTGGTGAAGGCTTGTATTCTTTTAACATTTTATTATAAAAATCACTTGCTTTTACAACCATTACAGTTGATAGTTCTGAAAACACTTGAGCATTTACACCTTTAAATGTAGTTTTAGCTGTTACATTTAGACCAATTTCTTTATTAAACTGTTTAATAAACTTATTGTCAATTTTTATAAGTGGATCATAAGAGCTTAAAAAATCATACAACTCAAAATCTTCTGTAAAAATATCTATAACATCACCATTGCTCTTTTTAATTTTAGAAGTCATGTACATTGCTGTTTCATATAACCCTTCGTACTTTTCAGCAACTACAGGTTTGTCAAAATTTCCATAAAATTTTTCTGGTAAAAAGATTAAATTTATATATGAGTTCATTATTCTAATATTATATCAACAATTTTTGAATCAGTTAAAAGTTCATTGAATTTACTTGAACCATTAATTATCTTTTTAGAAAGAACAAATTTTAAATCTGTTCCAATTACATTAGAAGTAATCAAGTCTTTAATTCTTTTTATTAATTGAGAATTAATTTCTTTATCTTCTAAAGTGAATAGCATGTAGTTGATTAATCTAGTAGTTAAAACAAATGCTAAATCAGCTCTGTAATTTGTATCTGATTTGATTAACTCTTGTATTTCATCCTTGATGCTATCAAATGGAATAGTTGTATCTAATATTTTCTTTGGTGAAATCATTTTGTCCATCTTGTTTGCAATGAAAGATGTAAACATTGATGCTACTTCTGGACCTACTGCACCTTCAGCTAATATTTGTACCAACGGAAGAGATGACTCAAAGTCTTTCACTGTAATAAGAGAATCAAATAACTTACACATTGATCTTGGATTTATTTCAGGAGTATCATCTTTGATTATTTCTGGATTTAACAACATGAAGTTGATACATCTTTGGTCAATCTTATTCTTTTCAGCCCATTCAGCCCAAACTTCTGGTTCATATTTCAAGTTTAAAGTTATTAATCTTGAACGTGTAGCTGGATCAATATCAGTTACATTGTAAGTTCCATTGTCTGGATTTTCTGTAAGTAATATTGTCCAGTTTTTTGGAAGTTTCCATGAAATATATTCTTGCTTGTTCACAATTTCCATTACTGCTTGCATGAATCTTGGTTGACATCTTGAGAAATCATCCAATACAAAAATTCCATTCTCACCTTTACCTGCAATCCATGCTGGTTTAGAGTAACTCATTCTGGAATTATTTGTTGCATCATAACCTTTTTCTTTAAAAGATTGCATCAAATTTTCATCTATCCATTTACCTTTTTCACCTTCTTTTACCATATAGTATTCTTTTACAGGAATACCAACAAGATCACCTAGCTCATCTAATTGTGAAAGGTTTAATACATACATGTGTTTCAAATCAACTTCATCAAATAGTTGTTCAACTATAGAAGTTTTTCCTAAACCAGCATGCCCAGATATGCAATAAGCAACTGGTTTTTTATTTTGGTTTTGTAGTTCTCTGTTGTTTAAAATTACATGGTGTAATGTATCTTTTAATTCTTTTCCGCTTAATTTAATTGATTGCATTTTGTTTTTTATAAATGATTAGTACTAGTATATATTTAAAAAATATATCTTATTTTATTCCAAGGAATTATAGAATCATGTAGTTCTACAAAGTCCTCTATGCGTTGTCTTTTGAACCCCTTTGCATATCTAATATTCTCTCCACCATATTGAGAGATTTTACGTTCTTGAATTTTGGGATTCCATAATAATGTTTCACCTATTGGATCAACCTGTAGGTTTACTTCATGCTTTTTTTCATTGTGTGTTAGAAATATAACTTCTGCTAACACTTTGTCTTTTATTGCTTTGTCTACAGTGCTATCTAACTGTTTAAATAATTCTTCATATTCTTTTAACCAACCATTTATAACAATGACTGGACTAAAGTTTACATGAACATCGTATCCAGCTATAACAAAATCATTGATTGCCTCAATTCTTTGTGAGATTGTAGATGTTTTAGGTTCTAATATTTTCCTGAACTTTTCAGGCATCAGACTAAATCTAATTCTCATTTTATTTTCAGCATTGTAATCAAGTAGTTTTGGATTGACATACTTAGTAGCAAAGCTACCCATAGCAACAGGATGATCTCTAAAGAAATTAAATACTGTTTCCCAGGGATAGTGTTTTAAATGCAACGCCATATCAGAATTACAACCTACATCATAGGTAATATATTCAGGATGGGTTTGATTTGGTTTTTCTACATCTGCAAAATAAGCATGCGCATTTACTTCAGATAGTATTTGAGATATGTTTTCAGATATGATTATCCCATCGTTTACATGTCTTTTACAGTAGCAATACAAGCATTGATAACCACATCCAAAAATAAGTGAGGGTAGTATAAAATCTGTTGATCTACCTGAAGGTTTTATGGATAAATCTCTTAAAGTTTTAACCTTCATCTACTATTTGGTAAATACAATTCTCCACTATAAGCTCCCATGTTGCAGATGGATCACATTCTTCTTCATGCGCATACATATGTAAGACTTTATTTACTTGTTCTTTTGTTAATGAGATGTTTAAGTCATCTGCAACTCTCATTACATCTTCTGATTCAATTCCTATTACCATTTTATTCAGGTTTAATTGTTGTACAATCTCTAACTATGTATTCATATTTTACAAAGGAAGCTATTGCTTCTAGTGTAAAGAACTTTTGTAAGTCTGCTAAACTTACTCTACTGCTTTTTGGGTAAAACATAACATGTCTTACTACTGTGTAATTTTTTACATCTTCTCTATGTGGGATTACTTCCTCCATTTTTCTTTTTAGGTTCTTTTAAATACTTGTTTTCAAAATGACTCCAATCAGTAAACATTGCAATCATAAGATCTCTTCTTATTTCTTCTTCATGCTCATCACACATACCAATTCCATTAAGGTCAAGGTCTGGTGAATATCTTTTGGTAGCTTTTTTACCACACTTAACACAAAACATTATATATCTATGTGGATTAAGAAACTAATTTTTCTAGATAGGTTTGGATATGTAGTCCGCAACCATGTAGTTAAACCATCATCTAATGGACTCTTTTTCTTTATGTGAGCTTCAATGTAGGTGTGAACTTTTAATCTTTTGAAGATAGCATCTTTGTGAAACTCTTTTGGAATGTCTGACAATTTGATTGTAGATTTTGTAATTGTTTTCATCTTATTCTTTTTCTTTAAGGGTTCTTACATCTAACACTTCATAATCTTTTACACCACATCTAATGCAACCAGTGAAGTTTGCTTCATACTTTGATTCATGATGGTCTGTGTACAAACATCCATTGTTAAAGTAAACAGTTGCTTCTTTATCACCAAATTGATTAGTGTATCCATCTTCAGTACTTATTGTAAGTTCTTCAACAGTTCCATCTTGGTAATATACTCTGATGTCTTTTTCTTGATTGCTAGTCACACAACTTGTTACTGCTAGTGCTAATAGGATAAATAATTTTTCCATGTTATTTCTTTTTATTTTGTTCAAACCAATTATCTAATTCTTCTTCATTAGGAAATTGACATAATAAGTTATAAACTTCTTCCTCACTATAACTTCTTTCTTGTTGCCATTTAGCACCTGCTATGAAGTCATTGTAATACCTGTTATTGTTATCTTCTGCTATGTATTTTTCAGCAGCTTCTTCTAATTCTGTTTTCATAACTATTTTTTAAATTGTTCAAACCATTCTTTAAACTCATAGTATACCTGTGTTGTTCCTCCATGTTTTCCAACCATATAAGCTTCTCTTAAATCTTCTTCACTATACATTCTTTCAGCTTGCCAATTAGCACCATCCTCAAATCCTATATGACTTATATGCCTTGTTGACAAAGCATACTGTTTAGCATACTTTCCGGCAGCTTCTTCAAGTGTTTCTTTTTCCATGATTAATTAAGTTTGATTACTTTACCTGATTCTTTTAGGTGGTCTGCATCATTACTGATAGTTGACAATACCCACAACATATTCTTAACAGGGTTGTCTGGAAGAGGTGCTTCACCATCTGTTAGATAAATTAACGTGGAGAACTTGTTTTTATGTTGATGATAGTAATCTACCACCGGATTGAAGTCAGTTCCTCCACGCTTTTTAATGACTAACTCTGCATGGGGTTTATACTTTATTGGTTCTTGCATTTGAGTATCGGCAAAGATTAATGTGAAGTCATGTCCTGATTTGTACATGTGTTTTAATTCACCAAGGAATTCCATTATTTCTTTGTCTGATACAGATGCTGAAGAGTCAATGCCAATTAATACATGAGAAAATGTTTCTATTTTTAAACCAAAGTCATGTCTAAATCTTTTTGATTTTTTACGTTTAGTTTTTTTAATATCAGTTTTTATTGAACTACCTACATGTCTTTTAAGATATGCTCTCCAATTAAATTTTGGTGGCTCTATGTTCAATATCTTTTTTATTTTTATCTCAACATCTCTTGGGTAATCACCTTTTGTTTTTTTAACTTGTTCAATTGCTTCATTTAAAACAACAGCTGTTTGTTTTTCAATTAGTTTTATTTCTGCTTCTGATAATGATTCAGTATCCCAGTTATGATTTGGAACTTCTAATTCTTTTCCGCTTTCTAATTGAACTTTGCTTGGTTCATTCCCTTGACCTTGACTTTGACTTTCTTGCATTATGTTTTGAATGTCTTGCTCATCTTCATTATCCATCAACTTTCTATAGTAGATGTTTGTTCCCTCATGTGGTTGCAATCCATATTTAGCAAAGTCTTCTAAAAAACAACCACTCTCTGGTAGTAGCTTTCTATCTATCTTTTGATTTATCTCTATGTCTTTTGCAATATTTGCAAGTTCTTTATTTTTTAAGTGATTGAATTCCGTTAAGTGGAAGTACACTATATGACCTAATTCATGTAAGATTAAGCCTTTCTTCTGATCTTCTGTTAAACTTTTCCAGAAGTCAGGGTTTATAAGCATTTTAAAATTGATTCCATTAATTCCTACACCTGCTGTAGGTAACTTGGTAGAAAATTCTTTTTGAAGATTTAATAATACTAACCCGTAAAACGGCTGTTCAATTATTAAATCTTTACAAATTTTTGATAGAGAGTTCATTTACAATTTTATAAAATTCAACAATATGTTCAGGGTTGGTTGTTTGAGCATACAATGTTTGTTCAACATTTTTTATTATGCTGTTGATGTATTCAGTTTTAGAGTCTTGATCTATTTGTTTTAAATTCTTTTTAAAATAATCAAGGTAATCATATTTAGATAGAAGTTGTTTTTCAACTGTGTTTGTTAAGGTTAGGCTTTTACTTTTTAAGTTTAAGTATATGCTCCAAAACAATTTGTTAGAATCAGTTATATTGGTTTCTAAAATTGTAAGAGCAAGGGTTTCATTTTCTTTATTTTTTGATTCAAGAAGTTTTGTTATTTTTTTTGATTGCATTTAATAAGATGGGTTTAATAAAAACTCTTGTGTTTTTAACACCGTGTTGTTTAACACATTCAGCAATATCTTTTTCTAAATTGAAAAATATAAATGGTATTCCAAATAAATCTTTGTACTCCTTCATAGCTTTCATTCCTGCTACATCATTGTCAAACAATGTAAATACATACTTGTATTTTGTACGGTAGTAGTCAAGCTTTTCTTTAGGAATTTTTGTATTCTCACTGTCTGGTGCTATGAGTTCAAAGTTTATAAATTTTAATGACTTGAATGCACCTAAGTCTTTTAAAGAAGATGCGATAATTAAACAGGGTGCTTCATATTTTAATTGTTCTTCACCTTGTATCATATCTTTTACCTTAACAAACTTTGCTTTTTCATTCTTTGGATTATATATTTTACACAGTTTATCTTCTTTGTTGAAATAGCCATAGCACATTACGTTTTCAAATGTCATCTCTTCTATAGTGCTATTCTTTGTAATACGCATGGTGTAAGATGCAAGTGGTTTGATGTTATACTCTCTTAAAAAATTAATATCTATACCAACTTCTGTCCAAAACTTTTCATCAATCAATGTCCACTTTCTTAATTTGTATTTACATACTTTCTTTGTAACTTTTACAACATCTGTTCTATCTAATTGGAACTCTATGGTTCCGTCATTGCATATATCTAGTAACTTATAATAAGCTTCTCTCCTAGATTTTAATTTAAAGAGTATATAAACTAAATCAAATATATCTCCATATCTTCCAGAAGAAAAATCTTTAAATCTATATACACCTTCTTGTTCACTATAGAAGATAGTCATTGAAGGATCCTTATCTTCTAAATTAAAAACAGATTTAATTTTTATTGACTGGCCTTCAAGCTTTTCATTTAAGTTTAATATTGTTTCAAACAGTAACGCTGTGGATACAGGTAATGTTTCAGGTTCATATTTTTTAGTTCTTAAAGCCATAGTTAAAATAAAAAATGGCTTGTACCGGTTAAGATACAAGCCATGTAGTTGTTATAAATTAGTCTTCATCAATGTCAAATGCATCATCATCAATATCAAATGGTAAATCATCATCATCATCCATTGTTCCTGTTGCAAATTCAGTGTCATCATCTACAGAAATTTCTTCTTCATCTTCAGATACTGAATTAAAGTTTTGACTTGGTGCTGCATTCTCATCTTTCTTGATGTGGAATTGTTCATCAAAGATAGTTACTTCATTCTTTCCATTTGGATTAGCAAATTGCATTGGACATAATGTAACCGGTAAGTATAAATAGTAAGTTTTATATTTACCATCTTTGATTTTCTCTTTACCACCTAAACACCAGTTAAGGTAAACAGCTTTAAATTCTTTTACACGGTCAAATTCTTTTACTAATTCACCAATAGTATTTACTTTACCATCCATAGAATCTAACCATCCTGGGTTTCCTAATTCACTAGAAAGTTTTTCCAAGAACCCCATTACTTTTTCTTCAAGTGTCCATTCTTCATTAGACTTCTTGTTGATAGTTGTTTTGAAAGTATACTGGCTACCTCTTACTTTACTTGATTGACCTAGGAATTTACCTTTACTTGGATCACCATACACTTTGTCAAAACCTTCAAAACCTTCTGCTGTTATTGGTTCTGTTTCTAATGTTAACACTACATCGTATTCTTCACCTGTTGCATACGATGGTTTTACTAATTCAATTGAATGAATTCTTGCAGTTCTGTTACCTGGTTTAATCTCTTTACTAATTCCAGATGATTTCTTTACTACTCCTTTTGTTTTTAAACCTGACATGATTTCTTTTTTTAACGGTTAATTTACTTATTTTAATTACTCTTTAATATATATTTGATCCCAATGGGTAATCAAATTGTCATCCTCATCATATTCACTGATAAGAATTTCTTTACCTTCTAATCTTTTAATCTTACAACCAGCTAGTACATCTTCACTTGGTTGAAAACAAAGATAATTTTTTCCACCAACTCTACGCATAAATGCAATTGCTTGTGCTTCTGCTGAAATATTTTGTTTGTTTTTTCCAACTAAGTTGATGTCACTTGATGTGAATTCTACACCATCTTTTAAGATGTTTGTTTGTTTTACGTGTGCAATATAAATAATATTTGGTGCACATTTTTTAATCAAGGTTGTAATTTCATCAAACGCTTGTCTTAAATACATGTAACCTGAACCATTAGGTAAGAACAAAATGCTTTTGTACTTAGATTTACCACATGTAGGAAGTAACTTTCCTTTGTCATCACGTTTAATCCAACCAGCACCCATAGGAGAGTTGACATAGATTTCTTCTGCTCTTACAATACAAAACTCTTCAAGCTTTGTTAGTGTATCAATAGCCAAATAATTATATGGCTTTCCGTCTTTAATAATTGCTTTTAGAATTGATCTAAATACTTCTAGTGTTGGTGCATACACAACCATACCATCTGCAGTTTGAACAGGATCTTCTAAATTAATTACTAAACAGTTTTCCAATGCTGCAATTGATGTAGTCTTTCCAATCTTTGGAACACCGAATATCAAAAAAGGACTTGGATTAATCAGCTTGCTCTTGGTTGGAGCTTTTGGTAAGATAAATTCACTCATTTTATTTTGATTTAATTATTTCTACACTTTGAGTAGGTACTGTTATGTACTTTGTTTTAGAACCATCTTTGTAAGAAGAAATGTGAACACACTTGTCACCAAATATTCCAAAAGAAATTACCACTCCTTTATCTATTCTACCAGAACCTAATGTGATTTTAACTTCATCACCTATGTCACATGGTTTATTCTTTTCTATGTAAGCGGTTTTAAGTTTTTCAGTGAACGCATCTAAGTTTTCACGTTTTACTTTAACTTCTTCAAGTTTACTTAAATAAAATTCTTTGGTCATATCTTTTTAATTAGTTCATTTAACCATGGTTTAAAACTTTGTGGTGTTTGTAACTTGATGCAAGCATAATCCCTCATTGTCATTTGATCCATTGGAAGATCTAAATCTGGATTTGGAATATCAATGTCATCTTCTATTTCATCTACCACTAATTCTTTTGCAATCAATAATTCAGATACAGGAATGATGTATCTTATGTGTCCTGTTGTTGGATGAGGTTCCGTTTTTTTATATTCTGTTTTGAAAAAAGGATTGTACTTCCACATGTAAAGCGTTCTTGTTTCATCTTCAGAATCATAATCTCTACTTACAAATTCAGTATAGATGTCTTCTTCTTTTATTTCACTTTCAAACAATGAGATTACAGTTTCTCTTAAAGTGCTGTCAAAGTAAGACATCTTTGGAATAAATAAAGGTGTACTTACTTTTAATTTTTTGAACAAAGCACTGTGAGTTTTTTGTAGCTCTGCAATTTTTGTTTTCTTATCCATTACCTCATCTTTTTTTGTTTTTGTTTTTAATACCGCCATTATTTTTTATTTTGTGAGTTGTCTTGTGGAGGCGTTTCAATTTCTGAAACTTCCATCTTATGAAATTCTGCTTTGAAAAAGCTCATACCTGTTTCACCATTCCTAGATTTAAGCCAATGCAATACTAATACTGAATCATCTTCAATGATAAATCTTTCCGGACCATAGTATTTTATAAATCTTTTGGCTGGTCTGTTTATTCCAACAACTAAATCAGCATGTTGTAATACAGCATCTGCACCAAAAATATCTGACTCTAAAATATAATTTCCGTACTTACCTTGTTCATTTCTTTCTGGTCTATCTATATCTCTATTCAATTGAGAAAGCAATATGAAAGCAATGGGATACTTCTTTTTTAATTCAGTAAGCATCTCACCAAGATTGTAAAGAGTTTCATTTTTATTAGATTCTTTTTCAGCTTTCTTAACTAATACTGTATGGTCTAATGTAATAACTGTATTGTGAAATACTTTTGTTCCATTTGCTGATATGAATGTATGCTTATTCATGTAATCTATAATGGTTTTCTTTAACCCTAATACAGTTTGAGGTTCATCAACAATGTCAATAGGATATTTTGCTGCTTGTACTGCGTATGCTTTACATCTTTCAAATTCAGCCTTTGTTATTGTGACTCCTTCTTCTTCAGCACTACAAAGATATTTATAAGTTTTACCCACTATAGAAGAGAATTCTCTCATCTTGGATGTTCTACCTAACATCTCAAATTGAAATTGCAATACGCGTAGATTTAATCCAGGGTTTAATTTAAAACCTTCTCTTACAATCTGATCTACTAGCAATGTCTTTCCTGATGCAGGTCTTCCTCCAATAACAGTAATGGTGTTGAACTCTAATCCTTGTGTTGATGCACTATTAAACTTTTTCCATGGAGTTTTAAAAGAAAACACTGTGCCTTCTTTTCTATCCTTCATGTATTTCAGTGCATCCTTATAGTGTTCTGAATGACTTTTCCATGGTACAGTAATATTACTCATATAACATTTGTTTTAAAATGTTTGTCTTCAATGTAATCATCTCCACTAATTATTCTGTCACAATAATTTGCTAAATCAGATAACACTGTTCTTGTTCCATCATCTTTTCTAATAAAGTATAAAGCGGTTCTCATATACATATAGTTTTCTGCTTTGTATTCATTTACATATAGAGAAGTTGCTTTATGAATTACATCCCAGGTGTAGTTGTAACTTGTAAAGAACCATTTGAAATTTGTTTCAATGTTTCCTTTATTACCTCTGGCATACTTTCCATTTGGAAGTTTTTGTGTTGGAAAAATGTTAATGTACTCTTCAATTTTAGTTTGATAGTCTAAACCCATCAGTTCTTCAACTTTAATTGTCTTTTGAGCAATGAATAAACCATCTATACTGTTAAGTATCTTGATTGATTTGTCTGTTAACTTTCCTTCTTTTATTAATGCTTCTGGAAACTTTTGCAATATGCTTTCATCTACCTCTTCATGGTTGTAAACTTTATACAGAATTGTATAAACATTTATACTGATTTTGAAATGTTTAAGTCTTAGAAATAGACTAGATTGTTTTAGTTTTTTCATAAAAAGGACAGCGAAGTTACCATTTAATTTCCTTATGACCTAAACTTTTTAAGGCTGAATTTACATTTTTTGAAAATGCTTCTAACACTACATCATCATTCCAAAAAGTTGAATCTGGATTAGGTAAAAAGAACTTCTTTTCTCCTTCTAGGTCTTTTGCATGATAGTAACTTTCTTCACCGATGAACACGTAAACTATGTTTGACTTTTTTAAATGATTCAAGATTCTTTTATTGAAATCCTGCCATTCTAATGTGTGACATCTTTTTTCATTGCGTGTTTTATTCAACACTAAATGCAACATCTCTTGATTGTATGCATCAAGTGGGTTGTTGTAATCCATTGTGATTACTGCAACTTTTATTGACTCGTAGGGCTTATTAAATTCATTGAACCATTCTTTAAGTACTGGCTCAAATTTTAAACCTTCTTTTGTTTCTTGCATCAATGCTTTTATTAAACATGTGTGCGTGTTTGTTTCTATATATGGAACCAGTACTTCGTTCCAAGTGGTGCTTTCAAGTTTATTTTTTAACTTTGAATTTAATTCATTAATCTTAACATCTATACTCATGTCTAAACAGAATTTATTATTTTTAAAAGAGGATTCTAAATTTCAAATTGAAATTACTTCTCCTATGTATTATTCCTTTAAGGTTTTTTTAAATAAACTTATTCAACAAGAAGAAGATTTTCCTGGCACTATAGACAAACTATTAGAACTTGAAGAGTTAAATGACTCTCAAGCAACAATTGCATTATTAGTTTATTTGGTATCTTC